TTAGAACTGGAATACTACATTGAGGTGATATCTGTGTTTCATGTCTGCTGCTCGCTCTCCCAGTGTCAGATGGGGTCATCGCAAGCTGTGTCCGGTCGCTAAACTGGACAATGTGGCATGCGGGAATTGAACCCGCCTGACTATCTCAGCCAGTCCTCATTGCCACGCCTTGCCACAGCTTTATCATCACTGAGGCTCGGAGGAAAAATACGGTGTCTCAGGTTTATCACCTTTGGCACAATACCATCATATGACGGAAATGCGGTCGGTTGTTCCCAACTTATTCCCAACATTTTCCCACCTAGGTTTTGTGGGGTTGATCAACTAGCTCACACCAATCAGCAAATGCTAATAGTGCTTCCTTGAAGTCTCTATAATAAGCAGATTTGCTCAAATGTAGTTCCTCAGCTATCAGCCACCATGGCTTACGTTGATCTAGGGAAACAAGGTATGTTTCGGTTAAAATAATTCTGTATTTTTCTAACTCGACTGATCTAATAGCTTTTTCACAGCAAGCTACATATCGAAGCTCGTCAGCGTGCGATACGAGCTTTTCCTCGGCTTCGTTGCCATAGCTAGGTGACTTGGGCATGCCGTCCATCACGGGGCTTCTGAGCGCTATTTTGGTGCGTTGAGCGAGCCGCTTATGATGCCAGTAGTTACCCAAGACCTCTTTGGCGTTTTCAATCGTTTTTTCATGATCAATTGGGCTAAAATATCTTGTTGCTCGCACCACTGCGTCCACTCCTTTTGGTATAATAAAATTTGTAAAAGTTTGCGGGATAAGCGTGCCGTAATGGTGCGCTTTTTTTATACTGTTTGTGAAGATGGTGGCTTAAGTTCCATTATTCAAAAGCCATGTATTGCATAAAAGTCCCTGTCTTCCACCCGTCGCTAATCTGGCGGTTTTTTGTTATACTGTCTTCGGAGGCACTCCAAATTTAATGTTTGGTTTTGTTCCGTGTATTGCCTCCAGAGCGCGTCAACACCCGGCGCGCTTTTTTGATGCTTTTAAATGTACTTTCAACATGTGCGTTTGCTATACTGTCATTGGAGGCCAACTCCTAATCTTTGATTTCATTTACTCTCAATCGTACGTTTAGCCTCCGGCGCGTCCTTCATCAGACGCGCTTTTTTATTTGCTTTCAGGAGGTCGGATGAGTTCCCACGGATCAAGCCCGGCTCCATCTGCAATTTTATCCAAGGTATTTAGTGAAATGCTTCCTCGTCCAGATATTGCATATTCAAGTGTGTTTATTGGTATGCCGATTTCTTTTGCATATTCAGACTGTGTCTTGCCAAGCTCATATATATTGTCCCTAATGTTTTTGGCCAATGCTTGTTTGCTATCCAAAATCTCACTTCCTTTTTTATTTAGCCTACAACCACATTGTAACTTTTGTATTCCAAATCTTATTAGCCCTCCTTGATTTGTTCGATGTATATCTCAACGTGTGGTTCGTCACTGTAAAACTTGGCAATGTGAGCCTCAACAATCTGCGCATCATCGACCCATACAATGCCCGTCAGCGGATCCGTGACGGCTTTGAAGTAGTTGTCGACATCGCCTTTGATGACTGGTCGCACAACACCTGCCGCTTTGTCCTTTTTGAGCCGTTTACTGCCGGTTTGCTGTATTGGTCGGTAGATTGTCACCCGGCAGATCAACGGCCCTGAGAGCGGCTCTCCTGCGTACTGATCGCGTGCAGCAGCGGCCACATCATTCTTGTACGCCTTGCTTTTTGGTGGATCATAGGTAGATACGAACTTGCCCCGACTGGCAAAGCGTGGTCGTCCTTGCGGCACAGGCTCCCCAGGTATATTTATCTGTATCATCATCAATCCTCCATCATCAATTGCTGCCTCGTTCTTTCTCGTCGCGTTTCGTTATTCGAAGATCGCTCATGACATGCCTTCCTTTCGCTGATCAACGATGCCTTTAACGCCAAAGCTATTTCCCTGGGCATGCTTGGCCATGCGGGACAAGGTTCGCTCGCCATATCTTTTCTTGAGGTCTTGGCCATGCAAGTTAGTAGTGACAATCGTTGATTTGTCCTCCCGGTTCCTAAAAACCTCATCCGCTGTCTGAAGATCAAAGTTACTACCACGCTCAGAGCCGAGGTCATCGATTACAACGACATCTGCTTTGCCTATTTCGCGCATGATCTTCTCATTTTTCATCCGTATATCTTGAGCGTTGTCACTCATGCCAGACTTGAGCTGTTGCATGAGTGCATTCCAATCAATGAACAGACAGTTCTTGCGATAACTGGTCTTCTTGCGCACATCCATCAAGATGCCATTAGCAATATGTGACTTCCCAACGCCGGTATCACCGACGATCAATCCGTGTATAACATCACCACGAGCAATTCTATTTGCCAATCCGACTGCGAAAAGTTTCAGTTGCTGCTGACCGATACTGTCGGTTCTAAAGTTGCTGAAATCCTCGCCCATGACATCAACGCTGCTGAAGACTGAGTATGCCAAGTAATAACTGCGAGTCCGTGATTTTCGCGCTTTTCTCTCAAGATCTTGTTTTTGCTTCTTGGGTTCCGTTGGCGGCTGTTTATAACCACAGTACATACATGCTCCAGCCATTTTCTTACCGGTAACACGGCTTAATGGCTTAGGACGATAAAGTGGCTTCCCACAATCTGGACAAAGCTCACCAAACGTTTCAAGTGCAGCCCAGATGCTTGGGCTTATTTGAAGTCCGTTCATATTTCACCTCGGTTCAACCTAATTGGTTTCGGCCAGTTCAGAAGGGCAGATCATCGTCACTGACGTCTCCTTGGTTGTGGTAGACCTGAGACTCCATACTGCGACCGATTGCCTGCTGCTGTTTGTCCTGCTGACGTTTGATTTCGAGAGCCTTAATGGCCTCAACACTGGTCAGTTTTTTAGATTCCCAGTTTTGCAAGATCGAATTTGCATAGTTGTAACGCCGCACATTGTTGTCGACAGATATATCAAGTGCCTTTTTTACAATGGCGATTGCCTGCTCTTCACTCGAACCAATCTTTTTGAAGTCATCGACCCAGTACATCAGATCTTCGCGAGTCTTTGAGCTAATCATTCCGAAGCCGTTGTTCTCCCAGAATTTGACCAGGTCTCCTCGCCCTAATGACGACAGACTCTTTTTTTCTTTTTCTTTCTCTAAGTTCTTTAGTAATTCTTTAGGTTCTTGTTTATGCTCAGAGCGTTGTTCAGACCGTTGTTCAGGTTGATGTTCATCTCGTTGTTCAGACCGTTTACTTTTTTCCGGTGAAAATGTCTGATAATCCGCGTAGTTTAGGACTTTAATCGATGTTCCACTCGTTCTCGATTTTTGGACTTCGATCATTTTGTCCTCAACCAAAAGACGTAAGAACTTGTCTACAGTATTTCTTGATGCTCCCCAGGTCTCAGACAATTTCTTGATGCTCGTGAGGCGCTGGCCAACTCCTATGGTGATCAAGTTGCCATTGACCAGAATCTTCCTCGGCTCGTGATTGACCATCATGATTAAATCCATCCACCATTTCGCGTATCGCTCATTTCCGTTCGCCCAGATCCAATTCGAGCGGATGGAGCGATACAGCTTGATCCAACCTCCGTCCGCCATCAGCTCACCTACTTATCTACGCTGTCGTCGCCATTGAAGAAATCTTCAGCCTTTTTGGCAGTCTCTGGATCAACCGAATCCGGATCTTCATCCTCGGTGGCATTAGATGCCCATTTCGGATCTGTAGACAATTCTCCCGTGTCTTCGTCAAACACTTGTGGCTTTTCATCTTTACTGACTGCATCTTGCATCTGGATCGATAGAATACCCCACTTGCTCAACATGTTGCGCAACACCGTTTTGATGGCCATAGCATCGTAATGCGAAGCCCACACACCAGATGGTTTGACACCGCTAGAATTTTTAGAAAAAGCCCGTCGGTGAGCTTCCATTTGTTCCATGGTCCAATACACGGTCTTTTCGAAACCGTTGACTAGCTGGAAGTGGCCGAGATAACCAACAACTTTGTCGCTCTCTCGATCACCTCGTTCATAGGTTTCGGTGAAACGATCCCAGTTCTTAATTTCACCTTCATATACGCGTTCAGCGTTGATAGAGCGATATTGCCCAGTACGAAGAGCTAGTTGAATATAGCCTTTGTACCCCATTTGTGGCTGCGCTTGGCCTTTATATGGAACAAGCCACATATAGCCAAGATTAGGATCAATCGGTAAATCTAAGGTAGCTGCAACCATCGCAGAACTGATAACACTCATCGCATCAACATTTTGAAGTTGTCGATTACTGTTGACGATATTGATGATCGAGCTCATAAATTGAGGTGCTTTGGCACCAAGCACTTCGTTAAAACGATCCTTCGTAGCCTCACCCTTCAGAAGATTCTTGATCACAGCCACTGGTGTGTTCTTATGCTGTGCCTGTGAAACTTGATTCAGTTGTTTCTGTAAGTCTGTTGTCGCCATTAGTCTTCATCCTCCTTGATCGGTGTAATCCGAAGATGCTGGATCTCGCTTGGCATAACGATCAAACTTGATCCGTCTTTGTCATCAATTGTCACCGCACCAAACGTGCCATCAGGAACGTAGACATGATCAGCCTCTCCTGATAAATGTCCATGCTTGCTGTATAAATCGTATGCAACGTTGTAATAGTCCATATTCAATCTTCTTTCTTTTTATTAATTCGTAGAACGCGACTACCTCGCTTGTTCTTGTGATTGGTAATTCTGAACTCTTCTGTTTCCGCAGCAGAAGCATCTTTCATCTCCTGCCGTACTCGATTGGCAATTGCATCAATTAACTTGGACGTGCTATTGACGGAGTTGGAAAGCTCTTCTCGGTTCCGGAGCAGCTGATTTATGTCATGGCCAAGTTCAATCACTTCGCCGTCCTCATCCGGATATAGCGATTTGAGTGCCGCAGTAGTGGCCTTATCTCCGTCAATGTCTGGTTCCTCATCGTGAAGGATGTGCTTTGTCCACCAATCGATGAGCATCGGCTCAAAAGTATCGATAGCCTGTTGATCGCGATCAACTTTCTTCCATCCAAAGCTGTGACCACCTACGAGATAGGCAAAATAGACATATGGTCGATCCAAGACGTACATGTAGTGCTGGACCTGCAGTTGATACGCAATTGGGATATTGTCATCTGCCCATTCGCTAGATTTATATTCCATTGCTGTCTTGATTTCGAGAAAACCAGGTTCTCCAACAATATCGCGATCAATATTGGCTCGAAGGAACTCATGATCCGGTCGATAAAAGGTTTTGTTTTGGCGATACACCTTCTTACCGCTGACTTGCTCAAATTCCTTAGCCAGAATTGGTTCCATGATCGTTCCCCAATGAGTGAACTCATTGCCAGTATCATTAATCGGCAAGCGACCCGTCTTTTCAGCCCAGACACTGTATGGTGATCGCCAAGGCGACATGCCAAGAATGGCAGCTACATCAGAACCACCAATTCCTTGACGGCGAAAATCTAGCCATTCAGCATGATTGAGCTTGGCAGTACTGATATACTTTGGTTTCATAACAACCCCCTAGTTGATGACCTGAGTGGCACCGAGACTGTCTAGGAATTCAAGTGCTTCATCTTCATCAAACAGCTCACCCTGATATAGCCAGTATGTGTGGCCAGGATGAAGCGCATTGCCTTGGTAGTCTTCCAGTTCCTCAAACTTCGACTCTTCACCCCAGCCACTTTTTTCGGCATGGTGAAGATCATTGATGTTGTCCCACTGATGCAAGCTCATTCGATCCACTGCCTCCAATTTCCTTTGTGGCCTAAGCAGTGACCAACAATCACGCCGAAGCCACCTGCAATTAGTAAATAGCCAATCATTATTCACCAATTCCTTTCGCAATTTCAGGAAAGTAGTTACGCATAAACTCAGAAAACTTGACTGGTTCGAAAGTCCAATCTTTGCCACCATCTCCCGCATACATGACCATTCGATATCTGAGAATTTCCATAAATTCTGGCTTTTCCAAAATGTTTTTCTTTAGCCAACGCATGTCATGCTTATATCGCTTGACAACATCCTTTGTTGACCACCACTCTGACATGTCGGCACGCTGTTCAAGATCTTTACGTCGACTGGTTTCAATTAGCTCCCAACCTGTCGGTAAAGTGACCGTAATTTCTGGTTGTATTTTAAAAGCATCCGTGTTGGCTCACCTCTCCAACTTTTGAGCCTCAAATGACGAAAACTCGTCTACTCGAGTGATTGCTATAAGCCCTAAAGCGACTATTCCAAGCAGTCCAACCCGCAGCGTTGCATGTGGGTTTTTCTTTTGCAATTCTCTAGAAACTGCTGCTTCTAACAAATCAATCGTCTGGCATGCAACCACCGGCAATTCTTTTTTAATCACCTTTTGTGACTCCAAACGTACTTCACTCCTTTATTGCTGATCGAATGGCAGCCAATCCCTTTTTTGTGTACAGCCATTGCGGCACTTCTTTGTCGCTGTGCTGTGACTTGCTGGCCGACCATCGTCCGAATTCATTCTGACCAGGTTGCTCTGCTTTGATCCCGATTCGATTGGCAATACGTCCTACCTTGTTTGAAGTGATGCCTAACTTTTTAGCCACTTGGGTAGCACTGAACTCCTCTGTCCGCATTGTCGGCAACACCATCTCACCAGTGATCGCTTCAGCCGCCTTTGCCAACAGCGTCTGCTGTGAGCTAATCGATTCGGCTTTCATAGCAATTCGGTACAAAGCGTTCGCTTGTCGCGTCTTGGCATTGTTGCTCATGATCTCAAGACGCATGTTTGCAGCAATTTGGGGACTGCCACTCTTGACGGCAACTCGCATATTGAAATAGTTATCGACCAGTTGGTCGTATACTTCCCATGCCTTGTCATCTTCAAGAATCTTTAACAGTTTTGAATAGCCGCGCTCTGAAAGAAGATAGATGTTAACTGAAGCGTTGATTTGGTTCTGTGTATATCCGCTATCCTTCAAAAAGATAGCGAAATCTGCTCTGGCTAGATCGAGAATGTCGATGCCATTTACAAACCGCTTTCGATTCCGGTTGATCAGCTCGTTGATTTTGAAAACGGGGCGCTGATGAATCTGTGCGATATCTTTAACTAACATCGCCTTTTTGTCTTCACCAAATCCTCCTTCGATACCGGTGAATTCAATGTGGCCGATGTGTTCATGGCCGATTACTTTTAATTCGTTCACTTGGATTCCTCCTTTACCTTTGCAAGAAAAGCGATAACAGCGGCGCGATTGCGTTCCGCTGCAGGGCCAAACGCCATTCCGCCCATCAAGTCCCGTACATATTGACTTGACCAGCCAAATTTTCTTGCGACCTCGGCTTGTGTTAGATCCAAGTCAATAAGTTGCTTTTTGAAACGCTTCAACATCGTTGACATACCAGTGATCACCTCCTGTTCGTTTAGTTTGTCTATCAGCTTATAAAATAGTTGACCTTTATTAATCCCAGGGATAAAATCAAGGTATAGGTAAAGAGAGCATCTTGAAAGTCGCGGACTGCGTATGGCGACGAATCCGGCTATCTTGATACTTCCTTTACCAGCTAACAACCTTAGCTGATGACTAAACTATAATACTCAGGATTATTTAAGTCAACTATTTTAATCTTGAATATTTTTGGCGCGTCCTCAGCAGTGGAGGAGAATACTAATATGACGCTGTTTGAGAAGACAAAAAAGTTTGCAAAATTACGAGGTATGAGTTTACAGGATGCTGCTCAAAAAGCTGGCTTAAGTATTAATGCCATATATAAATGGAATCGTCCCGGCTATGTCCCATCAAAGCCATCAATTTTGGCAGTAGCCAAGGTTTTAGGCGTGACTTATGAAGATCTGACCGAAGAAGAAAAAAATGACGAGCCGCAGCAATTTGACCTCAAGGCAGCCATGAAAGATGAAGACACAATCATGTCGTGGCAAGGAAAACCCATCCCACCTGAGGAACTAGAAATGATTCGTCGCATTCTGGATGGGGGCAAGTGATATGTTTGATGAAGTAACCACAACCTTATTCAATTATGCCTATGACCACAATATTAGCGTTATGGCAAAATCAAAAATTCCTGAAGACTGGATTCCCATTGCAATTCCTTCCAGAAGACTGATTATTATCAATATGAATTGGTACCAACCAAGAGAGATTCCATTACAGATTGCTCATGAGACAGCCCATGTTCTAAATGGCGGAACCGATTATGCAGCCTATTCTCGCTGTGATACTAATCCTGAAGAGGCAGCAGCCAATCAAAAAGCTGTTCAAATATTAATGAATTTATTTCTCGATGATTGGATGGATATCGAGGATTTTAATCCTGTAAACTTCATGGAAACTTATAGGATCCCCGAACGCTACTTCAACTTAGTGAAAAATACTGCTTTAAAAATTTTGGCGTAATGGGGATTGCGTATTGAAATCAGACTCGAGGTTCTTTCGTTACTACAATGTCGTTATTGCGCTACTCGCTATCATTTCAATCATCTTAGTCATTCTTGATTACTCTTCGGTAATTAATCTCTCTACCTTTCCATACGTCGTCATTGATAACACAATTCTAATAATTTTTGCCATTGACTATTTCACAAGACTACTAACAGCCGAAAACAAATTCAAATTCTTCAAAACCCACTTACTCGATCTTTTGGCCATCATTCCTTTTAATACTATTTTTTCGTTTTTTAGGTTTGCGCGCGCATTAAGAGTAGTCAGACTAAGTCGAGCATTTCGTCTAACAAGGCTTGCAGGAATCACTGGCATATTACAGGAACGAGCGAAGAAATTTCTTCATAGAGGAGGCCTTATTTATTACTTGTGGCTGTCAGTGATATTGATAATCATTGCATCAGCAATCTATTCCTTGGCTGAAGGCGCAACATACAGTGATTCCATTTGGTGGGCCATTGTGACTGCTACAACTGTTGGTTACGGCGACATCTCCCCCCACACACTTATGGGAAGAATTGCAGCTATTTTGCTTATGTTTAATGGCATTGGACTTATCGGTGCACTTACTAGCTCTATCACTGCATATTTAGCCGATGGCAACAACACTGTTTCTTCAGAGATCAATGATTTAGTCAAAATCAAACAATTACTCGACTCTGGCGCAATTACCACGTCGGAGTACGAACAACTAAAGAAACATGTTCTACAAGTCTCAAAAAGACAAAAATAAAAAAGCCCCGATCCATTAGTTGGATCGGGGTAAAAGCAGAAATGATTACTCAGCCTCTGTTAGCAAATCAAAAGCACATATATTGAGACTCACCTTAGGTTAATTTGGAAAATAAGGAGTCTTTTAATATCAATGCTTTATCCAGTCATAATGTATTTGAGAGAAAGGACCCTCGACTATGAACAATCTCTTAATCCAACATCAACTTGAAGACAGCCGCCCTATCCGAACATACAAGGCTAAAATTGTGATCAAGCTGTTAGAGGACAACCAAACACTGCCCAGAAATGAACGCACCTCTCAAGTTCAAGTCTTACGTGAAGCAAGCCAAAAAACCGATGAGCTAGTTCAAAAAGTAATGGCAACTAGTAAGCATGACCGCACAGCTTTCTGTCGTGATCAGTGCTGGCTTTATCAAATCAGAGAGGAACGAATCAACAAAATATTAGAGCAACTAGCAAAGGAGGATTAGCTGATGTCAATCAAAATTGTTGTCTTAAAGTTTGATGCCTACGACGGTGAGTTAGTTCCGTTCGATCCCTTCAGCACAGACCCATTACCTGTTGAATATTTCCAAGTACGACTCTTCGTGCGCGCGCCGTACTATTCCGAAACATTTGATGATCAAACTCTGTTGGTGCGTCGATACATGCGTAGGTTCAAAGAAATCAAGAATCGCTTTATTAAAAAAATCGCACCGGAGATGGAGGACCTTGGCAAGGATATTGAGGAGAATCTTCAACGAATCAAATCTACCGTCACAACATTGCGGGAAATGCTAGAAAACGAACTCGTTATTCCCGATCAAATTGAGATTGGGTCGATTGAATTAGTTGGTGAGTGGCCAATATTTGAACCCGCAAAAGAATCACAGATGAAACTAGAGTTAAACAAACAGGACCTTAAAGATATTCAAGCGTTGCGAGAAACCAACGATAGAAAAAATCTCAACAATTAAAAAGCGCTTAGAAGTAAATGGTCAGACGCAGCTTGACCGACACTCTCAAGTTGATAAGGAGGTAATAGCATGACAATGGAAGTTAACGGTAAGGTAGTCAGAATAATCAGCAAATCTGAAGTTATCATCGATATCGGACGGGACGCTCATGTTGAGGTTGGCGATAAGGTTGAGATCATCGTAGTTGGCGATAAGATTACTGACGATAACGGCCGTAGTTTGGGGTACTTCACTTTCCAAAAAGACTCCCTCGAAGTTACACATACTGAACCCTCGTTTGCTGTCGCACAGAAAATACACGTTGAACACGCTTCAGGTCCATATGCCAACCTTTTTTCACAGATGAGCAAATCATTGACACAAATTTATGGGACCTCAACGACCTCCAAAACACCTCGCGATCTTGATATTCAGGAAGACGAAATCAAACCACTCGCCCAAACCACTCTTGAAGATAAAACTATTCACGTTGGTGATCAGGTTAGGGTCTTCACGTCTTGAACTATTCGTTGACAGAGATTTCAGCTCAATGTATACTTTGGTTACGCGATAGTACCTTGTCTTTCGGCAATTTGTCCTTTGACGAAAGGTACTCAAAAAAAGGCGTGACCTTCGGGTTACGCCTTTTTCAGTGGGGTAAGATAATTGAAAGCAGATAAACCATTCAAAACATATGGCGAGCAGATTGCTAAATTGTCTGATCATAATATCATTGTTCCAAATGGGCAGGAAGCATATGTTAAATCTATGCTTATGCAATACGGCTACTATAACCTCGTCAATGCCTACCAGGATAAGCTGGAACACACCGATGATGAAAAGTTCTGTCCTGAACGTCCCTTTAATCTGTTCTCTACCATTAAGCAGATCGATGAGATTCTTTCCGGTATTCTTTTGCCGCTCGTCATCCATTTTGAAAATACTTTTGAAACTTCGCTGAGCTACCATGTTGCCGAGACTTTTGGGGTCTTTCATAAAGGGCATCCAGGGGAGCGTGGATACTTAAGTCCCAAGAATTATCCGAGACTCAACATGTCACCAACTCCTACCTTACGTAAGCTTCGCGAGTTTGCTACCGGACTTCATAAAACAAAGCATGACGGGCAAGACGAAACCGAGCCATCAAGGTTCCGTGTTTCAGCATCATTAGAGATGTATAGAGAAAAACACAATCACGTGCCGCCTTGGATTCTAGTGAATGACATTAGTTTCGGTTTGGCTGCGCGATGGTATACCATCTGTCCTCCGGAAATCAAACGGGCAGTACTTGAAGATCTTTATCCAAGACGTAACATCACTGATGAGGAAGCACTAAAACTTCTCCGTGACGGATTGGACGTTGCACAGGATTTCCGGAACACAATCGCACATGGAACGAGCATTCTAAAGACGCGTTTATCGTATCCAACAAGTGATTCCAAACTCTCACCTTCCGTGATTGGAGCAGTAAATGACACTGCCATTTTGTCAAGCAGAGACTACGCTAATGGTTACGGACAATCAGATATCTTTTCTCTACTGCTTGTCCTCGCCATATTTACCAATGAGTATGAGGGACTCCTGAGCGCGCTTCGAGACATTGGGAATCTCAATAGGCTGAGAAATAGTGAATTCATAGAGATCCAACATATGGTAATGAACGACGTAATTGGCTTTCCACCAGAATCAGACTTGCGCATCAAGAAACTCATTGAATTCTGCAGAAACAAATAAAAGCGCCTACCCCACCGCTTGGAAGCATGGGTAGACGCAACATACAAGTGCTAGGAGCATAGTTCATGAAGTACGCTCTTTGCGTGCCTCATTATATCAAAGATGGGGGCAAGTGACATGGCAACAATCAGCATAACCCAAGAAAATACTGGCAAATGGCGCTACCGTGTTTACTATTATGACAACCAAGGTATACGCCACGCCAAAAGCAAGCGTGGCTATGCCCGTCAAGCAGCAGCTAAACGTGATGCCCAGATCTTAGCCTCCGAATTAGAACAAGGCGCTAACATGCTTGATCGCGAAGTCGGCTTTGTTAACTACTTTGAAGAGTGGCTCACTCGCTATAAGCGAG